TTTAACACCTAAAGCCTATGAATTTATAGAGAAGTGTTATATAATGACTGCTGAAACATTAGGACTGGACCCGTTACACCTCCAGTCTATAACGTGGCAAACTTGGAAGCGTATAAAATAGTTTGTCACCGGTGACATAATTTTAATTAAAAGACTAGGAGGTCTTATGAAAATATATGATGTAACTATAGACGTAACGTCTACAATGCACCTTGAAGTTCACGCTGAAACGAGGGAAGAAGCAGAAGAGATAGCCCATAGAATGGCTTATGAAGATACTTGGAGCACTGATGCTATTTTTGGAAGTAGTGAAATAGTCGATGTAGAACAGACTCATAACATTGATAATGATGGTAATATAGAGGAGTATGTCGACAATGAGTAAAACAATATCAGTGCAAAAGTCTTGGGGTGACGGTGAAATAGACGTCACCCTCGAGGAATTTCAGAAGAAATTTCAGGACCATCACCAACTTTATCTATTAGTTGACTATACAGAGCTTGATTCTATGACGAAATATCTTGACAGAATCAAACAAATGATAGATAATCTAGCTACTCGGAAGTTTGACATACTTTACGAGCGACAAAATAAACCAAAAGACTAGGAGGTCTTATGACAGAGCAGGAAGAAATGCAAAACGACGCTATTTACGAGGAAGAACGTGAGCGTAGAGCCGGTATTACGGACAAAATCACAGTAAAACGAGAGGATTTATACAAATCTTGGGGCTATGACATAGACAAGCTACCATTCGGAGCCCATATGTGGCTTGAACCGACGAAAGGAACCAGACAAAACCCATTTTCTGGGGTCATTGTCGAACTGAACCCGGTAGAGATGGCTATTTATGACCATACTATGACGTCTTATCACGACCATATCGAATTAGGTTGGGGTGGAGACAGGGCAGAAGCTAGGAAGTTGTATCAAGACTTCGTTAAAGGCAAAAATTGGTTCATTGAGAACAATATTGATGCCTATATGGACTTAATTGACTGATGAGTGGTAGAGATTGGACCCCTCTTAAGGAAATTATGCTAGTTGACACTGCGGTAGAGCTGAAAAGAATCACTCGGCTCTACCAAGATGCAGATTTCGAGGATAATCACCGCTTAGCTAGGCGTTATAAGGGTCAAGCTGAGCATTTACAGGCTCTCGTCGATGCGGGAGTCGAATACACCGTTAATTTTTAGGAGATAATATGGAAATAAGTATATATTCAAGCGACGTTAGGGACTTTGACGAGCAAGTAGAGTCATTTTTTGACATCAGACACAGGTGGGGTGCTGATTTATTTGATGAGAATGATAGGCTCACTCTAAAAAATTATAACTATGCACTTGAACCTGACACATATCTTGCTATAATGGTTGATATGCAAGAGCAGATTAATGAGCTTGTTGCTGAGGTTAAAGAACTTAAACAAGATGGATGGAGTAGAAAATGACAAATCCTAACAACAATATGAATGCCTACAATCAGGCGTTAAAAATCAACAGAGCCCTTAAAAAAAGAATAGACAGGGCTAATTTAATAGTAGATGATTTATTAGACTCTAAATATGCTTTATCTAATGAGCATCTACGCTATTTACACGACTTAGAGGAGGTGCTAAATGCACGAGAAACCACTGATGACTAGACTGGCACAGGCATATGAAGACAGTAAATTACTATACTTTGTGACTGATGGCGAAGGTAACTGTATGTTAGACAGAGTCTCTGAGGTAGATGCTCGTATATGTGCTATGAAGAATGGTTGGTCTGTCGGTAGACACGATGTGTCACCGGTGACAAACTATAAGCCCAACGAGGACCTACCTTTTTATAATGATGATGGCACTGCTATCACTTATGCGAACAAAGACATACTTACTGAGGAGGATTTCAATGAAGTGTAGATGTTGCGATGTTTTACTGAGTGAGTGGGAGTCTAAAGCTAAGGACCCTGCAGATAGAACACAATATTTAGACCTGTGTTCTACCTGTAGATACCATTCCAATCCTTATTCTTTTTTAGACGATGACTGGGAGATAAAAAAAGAAGATATTAATGTTGACATTGGTTGACAAATACTTTAAAATATTACTATAGATTCAATTAAAGAGATAACCATAATGATTATCACTTTGGTTGAATCTTAAGTAAGAGTGATTAGAGATACAGTAACTCAGTTAGTGGGCAAGGCGTAATTAACCAAGCTGTTACTATGTAAGAGAGTACGCTATGAAGTGGGTATACACACAGAAGTAGTGTTGCGGTGGTTCAAATCCCCCCTGTATCATCTAATCGCTTTTATGATATAATATTTATGGCTGTTGTGATTTCGAGTCCGTCACAACAGTCTTTTTTTTCAGGACTCCGAGGAAAAACTATGATAACTAAAGGTATAGCAAAGTATGTCTATCTAGACAGTACAGAAAAATTCAACGGTGAGGATACTGGTAAGTACACGCTTACTGTCGCTGTTGATGACAAAGAAGCCAAGGCACTGGAAGATGCAGGTGTCAAGGTCCGCACTATCAAGACGGAAGACGGAGGGTCTTACAAGGCTCGTAAGTTTTCTACTAAGTATCCGTTGTCTTTTGAGATGGTGAAGACTGGCGATGGCGAAGCAATTGGTCACGATTTTGGAGCTGAGTCAGAGGTACAGGTACTTTGGAAAAAAGGCAACGAGCACCCGCAACACGGGGTCGCTACTTACCTCACTGCTGTTAAGGTGTTGAAGCGTACCGAAGGGTACAAATCACAAGATGCTGAGACAAGTGAGTTCTTCGCATAACTCCTCTACGTTTGTAGAACATAAGCCCTGCCCTGCCTGTAGAGATACAGGTGGGGACAGAGCAGGTGATAACCTAGCTGTCTACTCTGACGGTCACGGTTATTGTAATGCCTGTGGTCACTATGAGAAAAGTGTCACCGGTGACAAACATTTTGAGGAGGAACCATTTATGCAAACCATAACACCGAGAGGTGTGGCTAATGCGTCAATTAAGGACAGACGCATATCATCTAACATAACATCCAAGTTTGGTGTCACTGTTAGTTACGACAAGACCGGTCAGATAGAGAAACATTACTATCCATACTACGACTCTAACGAGAGCAATAGGCTCCTCGGATATAAAGAGAGAACTGTCGCAACTAAAGAGTTTCAGATTATTGGAACCAACAAAGGCTCCGGGCTATTCGGACAGAATGCTAACCGCTCCGGTGGTAAGTATCTGACTATCTGTGAAGGCGAAATTGACGCCCTCTCGATTTCAGAAATGTTCGATGGCAAGTGGCAGGTGGTGTCCCTAAAGAACGGGGCGTCTTCTGCGTCACGAGATATCAAAGAGAATCTAGAATACATAGAGTCCTTTGATAATGTAGTCCTTTGTTTCGACCAAGACCAAGCAGGGTTCGATGCTGTGAAAGCCTGTCAGGATATTATATCTGTAGGCAAACTAAAGGTATGTAAGCTACCTATGAAGGACGCTAGTGATATGCTAGTGAACGGAAAGGTTAAGGAGTTTACTAACGCTTGGTGGTCTGCCGAGTCTTACACTCCCGCAGGTATCATCAGAGGTAAAGATACTTGGGAACATCTACTTAAAGATGAGGACTTGGTAACTGTTGACTATCCGTGGCAAGGTCTTAACACTTTGACTTATGGGTTCAGAGCGAAAGAGTTAGTAACTATCACCAGTGGTTCAGGTATGGGTAAGACCAGTGTCGTTAAGGAACTGGAGTCTTACATACTGAACAACACTGAGGACAACCTAGCTATCATTCACTTGGAAGAATCTATCGAGCGTACTGTTAAAGGTCTGATGTCTATCGAAGCCAATGCTCCTATCCACATCCCACAGTTTGAAAGAGAGCTGAGCGATGCAGACAAGAAAGCACTTTGGCAGAAGTCAGTAGGCGATAAGAATGTATATTTCTATGACCACTTCGGTAGTATGTCGGAAGACTCACTACTTAATGTGATTAGAACTTACGCAAAATCCTATGATTGTAAGTGGATTGTACTGGACCATTTGTCTATCGTTGTCAGTGACCAAGACGGTATAGCTGACGAGCGTAAGGCGATTGATGCTATTATGACCAAGCTCCGCAAGATAGTACAGGAGACTGGCATAGGCTTATTCCTTATATCTCATCTTAGGAGACCTCAAGGGAGGGCTCACGAAGAAGGTGGACAGGTGAGCCTTTCAGAGCTTCGAGGTTCCGCAGCAATTGCACAGTTATCTGACATTGTAATAGGCTTAGAGCGTAACCAACAGGACGATGACCCTATCATTCGCAACCAAACTACGTTGCGTGTCATAAAGAATAGGTTCTCAGGTCTTACTGGTCCCGCTTGTAAGCTACAATATGACAGTGACACAGGTAGATTATCGGAGGTAGTAGATGAACACAGCTTTTTTTGACATAGAAACTGATGGACTCAACGCTACCAAAGTACATTGCATTTGTGCGATGTTAGATAACGGTGAGTCTACTGTTTATAATTTTATAGGAGGAGAAGCCAATGGACTTTTTCGGAAATGGTTGGCATCGGAAGGTGTCGACACTCTTGTGGGACACAACATTATTAATTTTGATGTTCCTGTTCTGCGTAGGATTACTGGGATGGATTGGGATTTTAATCTACGGGACACTCTCGTTCTTAGCAGACTACACAACCCTAGCCTTGATGGAGGTCACTCTCTGAGGTCTTGGGGTGAGAGACTAGGTAACTATAAGGATGACTATCAAGGAGGATGGGAAGAGTATAGCCACGAGATGTTACAGTATTGTCAACAAGATGTACGAGTAACTAAGGCTTTGTATCACCATCTTGTCACCGGTGACAAAGATTCACCTGCGATAGAGATAGAACATAAGACTGCTGACATCATCAGAGAGCAGACTGACAACGGTATGATACTTAATGAGGAGGGTGCGTATGAAATACTAGCTGAGATGAAAGAGAAAGTTTTGGACATTGAGGACGAGGTACACGAGAGATTTAAACCTCTGCCTGTGTGGGTAGACTTACCACATCCCGGTTCCAAGACTCACAACAAGGACGGGAGTATATCTAAGAGGTATCAAGCACAGTTAGATAAAGGTGCACATTATTATAATGAATTAGATGGTTTAGTTGATAATGTAGAGCACGGTGCTTGGGGATATTTTGATTATCCGGAGTTTAACTTAGGCTCCCGTCAACAGATAGCTAAGTATCTACAGCACTTTGGTTGGGAACCTAAAGCATTTACTGAGAAGGGCAACCCTATCGTAGATGAGAAGGTACTTAAATCTGTAAAGATACCGGAAGCTCAATTGATTGTAGATTATCTGACACTGACCAAGCGTATAGCTATGGTAAAGAGTTGGGTAGATGCAATAGATGAGCGTACTGGTCGAGTACACGGTAAGGTAAACCCTTGCGGTGCTGTGACTGGTAGGATGACACACTCCAAACCTAACTGTGCTCAGGTCCCTGCGACTAAGCACGACAAAGATGGTAAAATACTTTGGGGTTTCGAGGGTGGATATGGAGCTGACTGTCGTAACTTGTGGACCGTACCTGATGGATACAGTCTAGTAGGTTGTGATGCTAGTGGACTAGAACTTAGAATGCTCGCCCACTATATGAATGATGAAGCATACACTAACGAGATACTCAACGGTGATATACACAGTGCTAATCAGAAGTCAGCAGGACTACAGACTAGAGACCAAGCCAAGACTTTTATCTATGCTTTCCTTTACGGAGCAGGTGACAGTAAGATTGGTGAGGTAGCAGGAGGTGGTGCTAAGCGTGGTCGTATACTTAAGAAGAACTTTCTTGATAATACCCCCGCATTAAAACACTTGCGTAGTAAGGTTGCAGACTCTAGTAAGAAGGGGTGGGTGACAGGACTAGATGGTAGGAAGCTACACATACGCTCAGAACATTCAGCACTTAATACTCTATTGCAGAGTGCAGGTGCAGTTGTTATGAAGAAAGCGTTGGTGCTACTAGACCAGTATGCAAAGCAGTACAAGATAGATTATAAGTTTGTACTCAATGTACACGATGAGTTTCAGTGTGAGGTCAGAGATGACCAAGCTGATTTCTTCGGTGGTCTAGCGGTAGGAGCTATCATCAAAGCAGGTAAATCTTTTAACCTAAACTGTCCATTGGACGGTGAATACAAGGTAGGTAAAACGTGGCAACAGACACATTAGTAGACGATATATATCGTATGATAGACACCAAAGAAATTCCTGATGGTGTACCTATCGAACAAGTAATCAATGACTTCGGTGAGAATGTCAAACAGATACTTAGGAACAATATCACAGAGAGCAAGTTTGATAAACGTAAGCTCCGTATGTCTAACATAGGTAAGAAGGATAGACAGTTGTGGTATTCTTACAACGGATACAAAGGTGAGGAGCTTATGCCTCACACTAGAATCAAGTTTCTTTATGGTCACTTGATTGAAGAAATGGTACTAGCTCTTACTAAACTTGCCGGTCACGATGTAACACACGAACAGAAGCAAGTTTCAGTAGAGGGTATCAAAGGTTCTATGGACTGTAAGATTGATGGTGTACTAACAGATGTTAAGTCAGCATCACCTTATGGGTTCAAGAAGTTCAAGGATGGTTCTCTAATTAATGATGACCCCTTTGGATATGTGGACCAAATCAAAGGCTATGCTCACGCTGAGGGTACTACAGATGTAGGTTGGTTAGTTATGGATAAGACCAACGGACACCTGACATATCTTAAGTATGATATGGCTGATGAATCTCAGTGGTACTGGGCTAAGCTAAACTTCTTCTCGATAGTAGAGCGTATCAAAGCTATCAAGAATATAGTTAAACTGTCCAAACCACCTGAGAGATGTTACGAACCTATCCCGGACGGTAAGTCAGGCAATATGAAGTTACCTGTAGGCTGTAGTTACTGTGCTTACAAGTATGATTGTTGGGATGGACTCAGGACATTTGTATATGCTAATGGACCTAGATACTTAGTTGAGGTAGAGAACTTACCTAATGTTATAGAGGTAGATAAAGATGGCAACAAAGTTTCGGAGTAAGTTAGAGAAAGAATGTGCGGAAGCACTAGGCAAAGGTTGGAAGTATGAGCCCTGTAGGATTGCCTATACGATACGAAAGAACTACACCCCTGACTTTGTTAAGGGTAAGTATCATATAGAAGTTAAAGGGTTCTTCCGCAGTGGTGACAGACAGAAGTACAAGTCAATTGCAGAGCAGTTAAACTTTGAAGGCAAGACACTAATCTTCTTGATGCCACGCCCGGACTCCAAGGTAGCCAAGGGTAATAAGATTACTTATAGACAGTGGTGCGATAAGTATGATATTAAAATATTTTCAACGAAAGAAATTAAGGAGCTTAAGAAGTGGACGAAGATAACATAAATCCAATGCACTATAAGCAGGGTAATATTGAGGTCATAGATTTTATCTTAGACCAAAATATGGATTACCTAACCGCATCTGTTATGAAGTACATATGCAGATGGAGATACAAGAATGGAGTAGAAGACCTCAAGAAAGCTCAATGGTTCTTAAAGAAACTTATAGAACACGAGGGAGGTCAGTATGGCTCTAACTTTAAATGAACTAAAAGAACGTATAGTTCAGGAAGCAATAGACCCTTGTACTTTGTGTGAGGTATTAGATATAACAACAGAAGATATCTTACACGAGTTCGAGGATAAATTAATTGATAAACGAAAGGAGTTTGATGATGTTGATGATAACGACTGAGAATTTTATCCTAATGATGGTAGCAGTTTTAGCACTGGGGTCAGTAATAATATGGAGACACGGAGCTAAGTGCTATGACAGAGGGATAACTGATGCGATACTTTTGCACAGGAACGGAAGACTTAAATATAATGATTACTTAGATGACAATGGTAGCAAGATGATAAACATTGAAATCGACCCACTGGAGGATGAATGAACGAATTACCTAATGACTACCAAAACTTTATTGCACTTAGCAGGTACGCACGATGGTTACCTGAGAAGAACCGCAGGGAGACTTGGAAAGAAACTGTAGCTAGATACTTTGACTTTATGGAGGAGCATCTAAAAGAAAATACCAACCAAGAGTTAGTGCCTAAGACTAGGAAGATACTTGAGGAAGCAGTATGTAACTTAGAAGTTATGCCTAGTATGAGAGCTCTTATGACTGCGGGACCTGCCCTAGCTAAGAATAATATTGCAGGGTACAACTGTGCCTACCTTAGTGTAGACCACCCCAAAGCATTTGATGAGTGTCTATTTATATTGATGCACGGTACTGGTGTAGGGTTCAGCGTAGAGAGACAGCACGTCAACAAACTACCTGAGGTTCCTGAGGAACTGGTAGATGTAGAGGATGTGATTGTCGTACAGGATAGTAAGGAGGGATGGCAGTCTGCATTCCGTAAACTTATTAACTATCTATATGATGGTGAGATGCCTAAGTGGGACTTCTCTAAGGTGAGACCTAAAGGTGCTAGACTACAGACATTCGGTGGTAGAGCTAGTGGTCCTGAACCTCTACTTGATTTGTTTAACTTTGCTACTAACATCTTTAACGAAGCAGGTGGGCGTAAGCTCACAAGCTATGAGTGTCACCGTATGATGTGTAAGATTGCAGAGGTTGTAGTTGTGGGTGGTGTACGTAGGTCAGCACTAATCTCTCTATCTAATCTAACTGATGAGCGTATGCGTAATGCTAAGTCAGGTCAGTGGTGGTCAGATACACCGGAGATGGCATTGAGTAACAACAGTGTATGCTACACAGAGAAGCCTGATATGGGTATCTTTATGAAAGAGTGGACGTCACTGTATGAGTCTAAGTCAGGTGAGCGTGGTATCTTCAACAGAGAAGCCGCTATCAAACAAGTAGAGTCTATTGGTAGACGTGAGACAGACCACGACTTTGGTTGTAATCCTTGTAGTGAAATCATTCTGAGAGACGGACAGTTCTGTAACTTGACTGAGGTTGTAATCAGAGCGGAAGACACGCAGAAGGATATACTCCGTAAGGTTAGACTAGCAAGTATCCTTGGTACGTTCCAAGCATCACTAACTAACATCAAACGCTTACGTCCTAAGTGGGTACACAATACAGAAGAAGAAGCACTACTGGGTGTATCTCTTACTGGTATTATGGACAACGCATTTATGAACGGTAGTAGTGAAGACAGAGGATACTATGGTAAGCGTAGCCTACCTGATTTTCTTCAAGACCTTAAGAAAGAATCAGTTAAGACTAATGCTCACTGGTCAGAGCTACTAGGTATTCAACAAGCTACTGCTACTACTGCTATTAAACCTAGTGGTACAGTCAGTCAGCTAGTGGATAGTGCTAGTGGTATACATACTAGACACAGTGATTATTATATTCGTAGGGTTAGGGCAGATGCTAAAGACCCTATCGCTCAGCTTATGGAAGACCAAGGTATTCCTTGTGAACCTGATGTAATGAAACCTAACAGCGTTAAGGTATTCTCATTCCCTATGAAAGCTCCTGAGGGTGCTGTAACTAGGAACGAGAGAACTGCTATCGAACAGTTAGAGCTATGGCTTACATATCAGAGGTACTACTGTGAGCATAAGCCTAGTGTAACTGTTAGTGTTAGAGAACACGAGTGGATGGAAGTAGGTGCGTGGGTATACAAACACTTTGATGAAGTGTCCGGTGTATCTTTCCTACCTCACTCTGACCACACGTATCAGCAAGCACCATATGAAGAGTGTGATAGAAAGACTCACGACGAACTAGCTTGGAAGATGCCTAAGGAAGTTAACTGGGATTTGATTAG